TCGAACCAGGGACCGACCGGTTATGAGCCGGTTGCTCTACCCCTGAGCTATAGGCCCTCAGTTAGTTTCTAGCTTATTAATTATACCGAATAGACTATCATTTAGTCAAGGCAACTCAAATCTTAAGACTGTTTCATTAGCATAAAACGGTGAATCATATGATCTTCGTTAAATACGCCTTTAGTAGTTAGTGTAGTCGTTTGGCTATCTGTAGATTTAATGCCTCGTGCACTCATGCAGCTGTGCGACGATATAATGTGCACAATAACATCATCAGACCCTGTCGCTAAAGAAATTACTTCCGCAATATCTTCACCAATTTTTTCTTGCAATTGTAAACGCCTGCAACACATTTCAGCTATGCGAGGAATCTTAGATAAACCTATGACACGACCTTTTGGTATATACCCAATACTGATACTCATATCATACATCAATGCCATATGATGTTCACAATGAGAGAAGCAAGTAATATCCTTTACTACTACCATTTGATTTGTATCTACAGCGAAGGTTTTACCATACATTTCTGCAATTTCAGCATTTGTATACTGAATGCCTTCATATACCTCTTCCATCATTTGAGCTACCCGTTTCGGTGTTTCTAACAAACCGTCCCGATTAGGATCCTCACCTAGTGCTTCTAACAACTGATATATAAGCGATTCTATTTTTTTTGTATCCATATTTACCCCTTTATATCAAGATT